CATCGAGGAGGCCTCCGAAAATATGGACAAGCGCCTAATTGATGAATATTACTGCGAGTATCTTCATCCAACTATTCAATCATATTGTATCTACCCAACGATGATTACACAGGCCGACGATTTCAGTGATATCTTGAAGACGACCCTCGACCGCCATCAGAAAGTCATCAACTTTGACCGCCTAATTGAGATGAAGAACCCGAATCCCCCGCAATTTCCAGAAATCTACTGTATTAACTTGAAGACGCGCCCCGACCGGCGCGAATATATGAGCGAGTTGTTCCGCAAGAACAACCTGCGCGTGAATTTCTACGAGGCGACCCCTCATCCCGATGGAGGCGCCGTCGGTTGTAGGACGTCGCATCTCGACATCTTGCGAGAGGCCCGCGACCGTGGCCTACCGCGGGTTTTGATTTTGGAGGATGATATCGAGTTCATCGGGGACCTGCGCGAGGTCGTATTACCGGCGGAGTGGTCGATGTTTTATTTGGGTGGGAACTGGGTAGATATTGTGAATAAGGCGGAGTCCGATAACTATTGTCAGGTCCGCACTTGGAGCACATACGGCTACGCCGTAGCATCCTCTTTCTACGACACTCTAATCGAGGGACTTTCGGGAACGGAGAAGGAGATTGACCGCTACTATTTGGAGAATATCCACCTCAATCATCCGGTCTATATGGCGAAACCGCAGGTCGTTGTCCCCGCAGAGGCGTTCGACCGCGATTCCGATATTCGGGGGGCGGATGAGGGCGTGAATTACGGATTCCTGCGCGACGCGGAGAGGATTCATTTGGGGGAGCGCGACGTTGCGAAACCGGCGAAACTCCGGATTGTGGGCGCGGCCGATATAAAAGCGGTTGAGGATGCGGACCTTCCGATGGTCTCCATTATTACGCCCACGCGCAACCGGAACCATTTTATGAAGTTGGCCGTCTATAATTTCTATTCGCAGAATTACCCCAAGGATAAATTGGAGTGGGTCGTCATTGATGAAAGTAGCGTCCCCGTCAAGGACCTTCTACCGGCGGATGACCGCATAAAGTATTACTATGTTAATGAGGAGGAGCGCAAGTTCGTGTTTGAGTCATGGGTCGCGCGGTATGAAGGAGGGGAACCTCCCGCCCCGCATAAGAAGGAGTATGGAGACTTCTACAAATTGCGCCTTCCCATTGGGTTAAAGAGGAATATGGGGGCCCGAATGGCGACGGGGGCCGTCATTGTTCATATGGACGATGACGATTATTATCCACCGAATAGCGTCCGCCTTCGTATAAATTTCCTGAATTACTCAAAGAAGCCCTGTGTGAGCTGTTCTTCCATCGCGAGTTTCAACATTTGTCGGATGATATCGATGATTAATGTTCCCCCATTCGATATGAGTTATGAAAAGAGGACGAGTGAGGCGACTTTGGCTTATGAGCGCGGATTCTGGGAGAAGAGGCGGTTCGAGGGGGGAGATGTGTGTAGTGAGGGAGAGGCGTTTTTGAGGGGGCGGACCGATGAAGTGTTGGATATCGATTGGCAGGGGATTATAATCAGTTTGCGTCATAGTGGAAACATTTCGAATAGGAATGAGCTGACGGATGAACCCAACGGATGGCACTTCGGGAAAATCGACAACCAGCTATTTTTGTTCTTGACGTCATTGGATGAAAAGAAAATAAAAATTGATTAAAATTATCCATTTATTTTTAGGGATGTAAAGTTGAAAAAATGAGCACAAGCGAACAAGAACAACCAACAAAATACTATCTTAAATATTATTCTTTCGAGAAAATGTATCTCGAGGATGACGATTGCGATCATGATGATGAAGTACATAGTTTACCAGATTCAAATTTACCAGATTCAAAAGAACTATCCGTATCTTTTCAAGATGAAGAAAATCATGGGCGTGTATTGGCTAATTACAATAAAGACAAAGTTCAAATTGTAATTGATTCTAAAAATGAATTGATTACAATTGAACGTCGTCGGGGGAGTAAACCATTACATGTTCATGTAGTTGAAAGTGAATTTTATGAATCTGATGAAATATTCGGTCATACAATTTATGTCATTTTTGATAATCATATTTTAAGAATACGATTAGAACATCAAAGGATTCTAGATTGTCAAATTGACAACTCAAATCCGATTTTATCAATGAGTGATGATTATACAATTGTAAAATCATTGATTATGACACCCGATTCTGATGAAACTGAGGAACAGAAGAAAAGAGTAGATTTTATTCAATGTTTCAAAGTTTATTTAGTTCTTGATTTTGGTAGAGGACGTAAAGTATTAAATTTATCAAATTTATATTTGATGAATAGTTCCGAATCATTTTCTCGGACGAATCTAAATTTTTCCATCAAATTACCAAAAGGAAATCTTACTGATTTTGATTTTTCGACAGAGTGCTGCTACACTACTGTTGGTTTAGATACTACTACTGTATCAGCAGATGGAAAATCTACTAATATTTATCTTTACATCTATGATGGAAAAAATGATGAAGCGCACGATGATCCATTTTTTATTTTAACTGAATGCGACAGATGTATTCTTGCGACAAGTAATCAACTCGATAGATTCCAAGGGATTGGGTTTCAAATTGTAGCAACGATATATGTTTGTCCTTATTTGGATGAAACCCCAGAAATTCAAAAGTTTATCAAGAAATTGCGGAAATCGAACAAGTATGTCAAAGATCAGTATGGTTCGGACGATGGTTCGGATTCGGACTCTGACTGATTTTTTCCAAACCTGTTTGGAAAATTATAATATAAAAATTGATTAAAATTATCCATTTATTTTTAGGGATGTAAAGTTGAAAAAATGAGCAAAATCCAACAGAATATAATTTATCTTAGTAAAAAAGGACCTATTTTTAAACCTCCTTTTATTACAGGAGAATCCAATGTTATATCATTCTCGAACACAGATGGTAGAAACAACATCAATTGCCATAATAGGTTTGATTTCAAAAAATCATTTCTAATTATGGAGATAGATGATTATACAACAGTCATACTTCTTTATTCTTCAAATAAAATACCATTGCATGTCCATATGATGACTACTGATATTGAGGGAAGTGAAATAAACTGTACCCAAACACATTCTTATACATTGTTCATCATTTTTCATAACAGAATTGTGAAGATAAATTTGGAAAACATTGAATCTGGTTGTGTATTCAGAAACTGTATAATCGATAATTCCTTCATGATTTTATCTAATTTATTCAAAACAAGTATTAAATCATTTTTCAAAGAAATAAGTAAAACGCGCTTGATATCTTGTATAGTTCAGAATCAGACTTGCTATATAAAAGAAATTGTGCTTATGGATAATGATGAGAAACATCTTTTTTATACAGGTTTTCCGTTTTCATTCAAATTACCGCCAAGTTTTACTTTTATTGACTATAATGATCAACCTTGGTATGGTAATTGTATTGGTATTCATGGACAATTGGATGGGATGGAGAATCCTTTACAAATAAACATTTATTATGATGAGGAAACTAATACGTTTGAGGATTTAGAACCAATTTATCTGTTAAAAGATGATGATAGATGTATTCTTGCGACAAGTGATCAACTCGTTCGATTCCAAAGGAATCGGTTTGAAATTGTCGCGAGAATATATATTCGTCCATATGATGAAGATGAAGACCGTCCCGAAGTTCCAGACTTTAAACAGATTTTTTTGAAATTGAATGAGTATCAGGAATGTTCTTAATCCGATTCGGACTGTGGTTTGGACTCTGACTGATTTTTTCCAAACTTCTTTGGAAAATTATAATATAAAAATTGATTAAAATTATCCATTTATTTTTAGGGATGTAAAGTTGAAAAAATGAGCACAAGCGAACAAAAACAACAACAACAACATACCATAATTTGTGTTGAACATGAATGCGATACTGAGTATGAATTAAATACGAGTGATCAACCTCCTATTGATCTACAAGATCAACCAGAACTACCAGTATCATGTAAGGAATGGAATTACACATATACTGCTTATTATATTGAAAACAGATTCGTTGTAATTGAGATTACTTCGACAAATACATTGGTTAAGATTGAACATCGTTGGCGGAGTAAACCATTGCATGTTCATATAATTGAACATCTAATTCATGTATGTGATGATTGGTGTGATGATTTGGAAGTATGTGGTCATACAATATTCGTCATTTTTAATGACCATATTTTGAGAATACATTTGGAGAATGAAATATCAGGTTCTTCATTCAAAGAATGTAAAACCGATTTTTCATTCAGCATTTCAAGAATTGAGTCATCATCATTTAGAATAATTGAAGATGAGAGAAATGAACGTTTGAGAGCCTGTTTAGTTTCGGATGAGACATGTTGGAAAAAAGTGGAATTATTTGAAATCAATTTATTCCGCGATGATGAATGTATTTTTACTAAAATGAATGAATATTTCTTCAGATTACCACCAAATATCACAGAAATCGAAATCCATTTGGAAGATGGTTATATTATTCTAACTATGAAATTAATCTCTCAACGTGGTTTATTGGACTTTCCAATTTACATCGATTTTAGAGAAGATGATGATACTGATTCAATTTTTCTTTTGAACAATTTTGAAAGATGTATTCTTGCGACAAATGATCAACTCAATCGATTCCAAAAGATTGGGTTTGAAAGTGTAGCAACGATCAGTGTTCATCCATGGGAAGATCATGACGACTTCCCAGAAATTCAAGAATTTATCAGGATTATGTTAGAGGAACTGAACAAGTATCACCGATCTCACGATGATTCGGACGATGGTTCGGACTCTGACTGATTTTTTCCAAATCTGTTTGGAAAATTATAAAATAAAAATTGATTAAAATTATCCATTTATTTTTAGGGATGTAAAGTTGAAAAAATGAACGCAAACGCAAACGCAAACGCAAACGCAACAACAATTAGAATTGTTCCCAGAACTGGTAAAACATACGGATTAGATCGTGCTAATCAATTCGATATTGATTTCGGTTCTCTATTTGAATTACAATCAAAATCATCAAACGATTCTTTTGATGATTTTGAGGTTCTTTTCAATCGTAATTATATATTAATTAGAATAAATGATATAATTACTAATGTTGTGATTGAGAATTATCATCCATCAAGCACACTATTACACGTTCATATAATCGCTCATCAAAATGACGGAGTATCTGCTAATACAGTTTTCGTGATTTTTGATAACCATATTTTGAGAATACGGTTGGAAAATTCAGGATTTATTGAATGTAAGACGAATTCATTTTACATTTCGTCTGAATTACTTCCATTAATCAGAAAAAAATCATTTTCAACAATCAATGGTGGGCGAATTTTGAGAGCTTGTTTTGTTGTGAATAAAGGTAATTTTAACCAATTTGAATCATACAATATCTTGTTTGAAAATGTTGGAAACCGTATTTTTTACAAGCATAACGAATTTTCATTCAGAATACCAGCAAAAATCACAAACATCGAAATAAACGACACTTACAAAAATTTGGAGAATGTTGATAATTATATTATTTTACGATGGACAAGAAAATCAATCAATTATTCGATTTCTATTGTTGATAGGAAAGTTGATAGTTCTTATGATTCGAATAACGTCACTCGATTATATCTTATTAAAGAATGTGAAGGATTTTGTATTTCACAAACTGATAAAATTCTACAATTTGAAATGCTTGATTATCCTACTGTCGCTACATTACATGTTTATTTCTCAAAAAGAATTACAACACCAGATAGTGAAATACAGCGATTGTTGAAATTAAACGATTTTACTGGATGGTTGAATGAGTCTGATTCTGAGCATGAGCCTGATTCTGACTCTGATTCTGACTGAATTTTTCCAACACCGTTTTGGAAAATTATAATATAAAAATTGATTTAAATTATGTGATTATTTTCTGTCATATATAGTTCAAAATGAGCGAAATCAACAAATCTATAATTTTTGTTAAACATCATCAAACTCGATATCAATTAGATACTGATGATCAATCTCCGATTGATCTAAATAATCAACCTATAAAGTCAATATCAGGTAAAGAATGGTGTAATGCAACGTACGTTGCTTTTAACATTTCTAATCAATTTGTTGTAATTCTTATTGATGATGATAAGAATACATTGATTAAGATTCAACATCCACCGGAGAGTATACTATTACATGTTCATGTAGTTGAAACTCTAGATGATAATCTTGTAATATTTGTCATTTTTACTGACCATATTTTAAGAATACATTTGACAAAATTATCTGATGGTTATTTATTTCAAGAATGTAAAAGCGATTTTTCATTAAGTATTCCATCAATTGAAATAATATCATTTAGAATATTACTTAATGATGAAAATGAATGTTTAAGAGTTCATTTAGTTTTGGATGAGACTTGTTCAAAAAAATTTGTGTTTTATCAAATCACTTTGATGATTCATGATAAACGTATTTTTTATATGACAAATGAAGTTTTCTTCAGATTACCACCAAATATGATTGAAATAGAAATAAATGGAGATTCTTATGATTTAGATGATTCGACTACTATGATATCATTGAAGATAGAAACTGAAAGAAAAGTTGTTAATTTATTGGATAAGTCAAATAAACTTCATATAATTATCAATCATGAAAAAGAAGATTACCCAGAATATGATAGTCCAATGAACCATAGTGATCATGATAAAATATTTCTTTTAACTAAAAATGAAATGTATTATCTTGTTCCATTTGATAAAATCGACAGATTTCGAGTAAGAGAAGGATTTCAAATTGTCGCAACAATAAAGTGTGAGAATTATGTGCCTTATACAGGATTATTTGATGAATACTCTCATCCAGAAATTGGAAATTATTTCCGTTCTTTAATGAAATTGAACAAGTATCACATGTCTGAAAATAGTTGTGTGGGTGGTTATTTGAGTGGTAATATGTATATATATAATTGCGCATCAGACTCTGACTGATTTTTTCCAATTTGTTTTGGAAAATTTATAATTAAAGCTATTTACATAGCGAAGAATTTCTTAATTTTATCAAGAACAGATACCTTCTTACTTGTTGATTTTGTGTCTTTCTTGGAATCCTTCTTTGCGTCTTTTTTCTTGGAATCCTTCTTGGGCTTAGTAGTCTTAGTTGCGGTTTTAGCCTTCTTAGTCTTAGAACTCTTCTTCTTAGCACCACCGGTCTGTTGGCCACTTGAATTAGGGTAAGGAGCAAGATTTCTATCAAAACTATCATCGGCTTTAATAGTTCCATAGGCAGACTGGAATGGACCCGAAGAAGAAGAGCTCATAGTTGCGTTGGCGTCAAAAAATTGAGCAGGGGCATAAGTTGCGCCTACTTCATCACCACCTCTCTGGGTTTTACGCTTGGGCTTCTTCGCAGAAGACGCCTTCTTAGCGGGTTTTTTCTTAGTAGAAGACGCCTTCTTAGCGGGTTTTTTCTTAGTAGAAGAAGAACTCTTCTTCTTTTTAGAAGCGCCACCGTATTTCTGGTTATAACTCTCCTCAAACTCTTTCCATTCCTTCTCAAAATCAAACTCGCTATATTTTGAAGAAGACCTTTTAGATGTTCCTTTCCTTCCTTTTCCTTTCTTTCCTTTACCGCCATTCATATCGTAAAGAGCAAAATCTCCGGTATCATATCCTTGAATCTCACTAATCTTTGAATCAGTATTTCCACCTTTCATTATATTATAAGCAAACAAAATTATTTTCATTTCTATTTAATGAATTTTTCCATCTTTACGAACTTTTCCTAAACGGATTGGTTTCTCAATATCTAAAATGTCATACACATCCAAAGTTTCCATATCCACTCC